TTTAGCTAAAACTTTCTACTCTATTATCCCAATTCCTGAACATAAACTATTTCCTCATCTCCGCTCTGTCGCAATGGGCTTTGAAGCAGATACCAATTTTATACCAATCCTGCGCTGTGTTATAGCAAAGATACTTGAAATAACCACCGGACACCATCCTCAAGCCTATTATCCATATAGAGTATATTCCATGCACAATAGTGATAGGTCAGCTGAAGCATGTGATTTAACATATCAATTCATGTATGAAGTTTACGGACTGTCCTTTGACAACATATGTGAAATAGAGTGTGAAATCAATGGTATTACTGCACTGCCATATAAGATAAAATCTCAGTACATGAAGCAGATCACCGATATTGACTGTCCATTGAAAGACGATGAGCTAGTGGTCCAACCATATACCTACAACGACCCATATTCCCAGAATGATCCGGATGTACCCATTCCCGCTGTTATAGCCAAAGCAGCCAACAAACCCAAGCCAAAACCTTTACCCCCCCCAGATGACAAGGCGTTGGAAACAAGAGTCAGGAAACTAATTGGAAAACCAACCCTGCTACCACCACTGTCGGTGGGAGGCAGCATCAGAAAATTGTTAGTCATCGGCTCGATTCTGGCACTCTATAATAAGTATTACCCACACCACCACCCATTAAAACGGGGAAGTATCATTATTATGGCATTGGTATTTATATTACCTAAGAAAATGCGTGAAGCTATGTATTACCACACTGAAAGCAATTTAATAGCCACCATTACCTTCGTATATAACATGTTCTACCCAATGTCTGTCAGATCTGTCTGTCAACTATCATTAAACACTACTATCCCGCCCACAACTACTGCCATTGTCCTAGCAACACTATCTTTTATTGAAGTTGTTCTCAACTACATCAATAACACTTCCATTCCATCATTTTTATTTTCATTGGGTTGTGGCACAGCTTTAGACCTTAAATATGTATCCAGTCGCAACACCCCATCATTAAATATTATGAGTTCATTAAGGAAAGTTGCCGGGTATCTCACTGACCACTCAATAATAGAAGGATGTCTATTCGCCCCTATTGTGGAGGAAATAGCAAAAAGACTAATAGTGTACAAGAATATCCCAATAGGAACGTTGATAATAGTTTATACCGAAACTGTCGCCAATTTAATGAACCAAACTCCCATACCAAATGTTGTCCTTGCCGGACTCATGCACTTCGTATTAACAGCCCTTTCGTTCAAAACTGCCGTATTATCCCACGCCTTGTGGAACTTCTTGGCTTTAACCAAGTAAAATATTAAAGGAGCGCGTCAGTGGCTTCCCACGCCATAATAGGAATTGGAATTTCCCGCTCCCGACGCCCATGGTTTTGAACTTATACATAAGAAGTAGTTCCCCTTAAACATAGATAATTACATAGGCCCATATTGGTCCGCTGGTAAAGTTCAAGACAGCAACCATAACGACTACGATAACGTTCCTCCAATATCTGAAGAAGATAGAGGAGCATATTATCACGATTATTTATATAAAGAAGGATATTATTTGGACGCCGATTTGGCTCTTTTACAATATCTATCCAAACTTCCACAAACCTTAAAAGTCAGAACCATGACAACTGCTATAAAACAGCAGTCCAAAGCCCGCAAGATGGGACTCCTGGACAAAGGCAAGAAACATCCAGGAAATTTGCCCCCCATACCTCATCGTATGGGTGTAATAAAAGTGCCAGCAGCTTTTGCCAAAACAGAATATGCCCGCAATCCGACCATATCCACTGGGCGCCGATTGACACAGCCTCGCAGAGCAGGTCGCAAACCTCGCTTAAATTCTGGGGATACTGTGGTAATCACTGGTCGCGAACTAGTTAGTGCAGTTAATGTCACCAGCAGCTCAATAGTTGGAGACACACTTCTACGATCCGACATTGCCCCACAAGCTATGATTGGCACGCGATTGCTACTCCTTTCCTCCATCTACGAAAAATACCAAGTGATATCTTGGAAATGTTCTTATGTTACCAACGTTAGCACCTCAGAACCAGGATCATTGGTTATGTATTTTGATCCCGATGTTTCTGATGTGACTACCAGCGGTATCAATCAAGCCAGACGTGGTTTCTCTGCCAAAGGTAAGAGTTTCCCCGTCTATGAAAACTCCTCAGTTACATTTAAACCGGAAAAGAAACAAACGGACCTCTTCACATCGGATGCCACCGATTTGAGAATTTCTCGAGCTGGATTTTTAGCTATTATATGCAATTATATTTCAGCGAAAAGCCAAACTTTGGGCAACATTTATGTTGACTATAAGATTAGGTTTTTCAAACCCCTCCTAGAGTTGTCCGCACCTTCTTATACTTCCGCTTCAGCCAATGCTACATCCCCTACCATATCAAATACTATGGGCAGTGGCCTAGTCATGATAGGCACTGCAGATTTCGAAATCACATGGGTCAATGGCAATTCTTTTTCTTTCCCCGCCATACCTGGTTCAAATTACTACATTTTTGCAATTTGTTCCGGTACGGTCTTAGTATCTTCAGCCAACCCTGCCATCAATTCCGGTGCTACATCAATACTCACAGGCTATGCATTAGATAGTACGGATTACATATCCTATACCTTTTGTGTTGCCAATGCTTCCACTATTACGTGGACCCTGCATGCACCAACTGGCACAACTATCTCTACAACTAGGATAGTAGTGACCAGAACCAATACCCTCTCTGCAGTTAAAGATCTCCCTGCACAGAATGCCAAACGCATCGAAGAATTGGAGAGTATGTTATCAAAACTCTCTGTCGAAATAAGTAACAACAAAACCGATGACCAATTCGACGACCCCTTCCCGACCAAACGGTCGAATTCCAAAACCCGTACGTAAACTCACCCTCCC